GTTATTAGAGAGCATTTCGGAGGCTTATACCCAATGAGAATAAATAGTGGGTATAGAACGCCAGAATACAATAAAAAAGTAGGTGGAGCTGCTAAAAGCCAACATTTGACTGCAAGTGCTGCTGATATTAGAATGAGCGTAACGCCAAGTATCTTACAAGACGCAATAGAGCAATTACAAAAGGACGAAAAGATAAAGCAAGGGGGATTGGGTAGATATGCTACTTTTACGCACTACGATATTGGTAAATATAGAAACTGGTAATGTACAACTGGGAGGAAGCTGACCTATTTAATTGGCTCAAAGAATTTGTTTATTTTGATTTAGTAAAGTCAAAAAATCAGATGAGCCGATGGGATTGCTATTCTCCTAAATTTAAACACCGCATTGAGCTTAAATGTAGACGGAAGCATTATGATAATTTATTGCTAGAGAAAAGTAAATATGATGCTATGATATTTGAGTCTGGCAAACACTTAGATAGACCTATTTATATTAATTCTACACCAGAGGGTGTATATTCGTTTGATTTATTGGACATTGAGCCAGAATGGATATTTAAGAGCTTAAGAGCTACTACTCAATTTGCCAACAATAAAAGCGTACTAAAGAAAGTAGCCTTTTTAGATATTGAAGAGGGCATTAAGTTAGAGCTATAATAACGCTTGTAAAACTATTATTCCGAGCATAACCAAACCTATCTTTCTTTGTCTGATTATTTTATCTTGTTTCTTTTCAGTAACTTGTAATAAATCATAATAATCGCCCTCAAGGGCATTTATATGCGTTTTAAGCGTACTTATATCTTTTTTAGTGCTATCTATTAGCTCTATATATTTAAACTCTTTAGAACGGCTAATTTGAGATTGAGCTAATAAGCTATCTTTTTGTATTAACTCAATGTAAATTCTATCCATTTGTGGGATAGTTATACATACTAGCGTATCCTTATTGTCTGTTAATTCTATCTGAGAATAACTTAATACGTTCAGAGCGAGGCAGAATATGGTAATTACTTGTCTTACGTTCATAATAAACTTTAATTGTATCTGATTGTCTTTGTAGGCTATCTAATTGCATATAGATAGTATCAATTTCGGTTAATGTTATATTTTTTTCAATAGGTTTTGTTACCTCTTTTTTCATTCTTGTTAAGTCGTTAATGATAAGCGACGCTACTATTAGAGCAAATCCTAACGTTATTGCATAATATTTCCAGTTCATAATAAAGATGTTTGTGTTGTTTTAGGTTTAGAGATTATACCAAGTGCAGTTTCAAATATTGTTTTCCCTGCTTCATAGTCTACAAGGTTACGAGCCATTTTTATCTTTGATTGTTCCCCATTATATGTATTAAAGTCATATCTGTGAAATTTAGATAAAGATTCTAATTCATTTTTAGTTTGAGATATAGCAAATCTTCTGTCATTTAATTCTGTTGGTAAATTAAAGTTTGTCCAATATAAATGTCTACCTCTTTTTTTAGGGCTTAACATAGGCTCATAATACGGTATAACATTTTCAATAACATACTTTCCTTTAAAATGGTATTCCAAAAGTAATATTTCTTGATATAGTTTCATATCTGGATATATTGGATTTTTACCATTTGCCCCTATGGACCAGTACCTTGCTCTGCTATGTGTTGGACAAGGTGGCGAACTCCATATAAAATCAAATTCTTTGTAGTGTTCTAATAAATATTGATGAGCATCTGCAACAATGACCTTATCATTTGGAAATCTTTCTTGATATAATCTCGCTGCTTCTGGGTCTAACTCAACGGCAGTTACCTCAATATCATTTTTAACCTCATTCCATTTATATCTATTGCCACCAAGACAAGCATATAAATTCAATATCTTCATAATTGTTTTTTTACTTTTTGCCAGTATTTAAGTGTTGATTGTTTTTTATAACCATTCCAACCTCCGTTCCAGTTCCTGGCTAACTTTTCGTCTGTTGGATTAGTTGTGTGTTCTTTAATTACGTTAAACATCTGGATAGATTTTTCTTTATTCCATCTATCTGTTAACTTGTATTTGTTATATCCTAAAAGTCTGTTAACCTCTCTGAGCATTATAGGTCTAATTTGTAAGCAACCTACTGCATTCTCTGAGACATTATGTGCTAAAGTATCTCCTCTGCTTTCAACGTAAATTATCGCTTCTATTAAATTGTTTTTAGGAATAGTCCTAACCACTCCCATTGAGGAAGTGGAAAGGAATAAACCAACATTTAACACAATAAAAAATAATTTCATTTGTAACCTAATTTAGCTTTGACTATATCGGCTTTTATGCCTTTACGCTTTGCCCATTCTTTACCTCTCAGCTCTTCGTTATCTTGCTGAATTTTACGACTGGCTCTGGTAATGGTTAAGACGTTTTTATAATGCTCTGCGATTATCATAGCCGATAGAATGTTAATACCATAAGCGTCTTGTAAAGCTCTGCGTAATAGCTTTTTAGGGTTATCTCTCATTTCTGGATTCGTAGTCAATAGCTGTTTTACTTGTTTTGTGATGTTCATAAGTTTGTTTTTATAAATTCGTTTAATCTGGTGTAGTCTTTTTTAAATTGTTTGTCGTACTGCATTAAGTCGGCAGCTTGTTGTATTGAGTGTATTACTGTTGAATGGTCACGACCTCCCAAAGCACTCCCAATAGTTTTAAGAGAGCAATTTGGCATATTATCTCTGGCAATATAGCAAAACATTTGCCTACATATTACTTTTTCTCGTTGTCTTTTAACTCCAGTTATTTCTCTTTGGGGTATATTATAGTATTTAGATATGCAATTTAGCAGCTTATCAAAGGTTAATCTACCTTTTAAAAAGCTATCGCTTTGCCATCCCCCTAAACTCTCAATACCAGCAGCAGAATAATAGGAGGGTTTGTCTTGTTTAGGAAAGTATTTATATTTAATATCTCCATCCTCGTCCTTTATAACGACTTGCTCTATCTGCCCCATCTTAACAAGGTCAGTTATCTTTCTATTTGCTTCTACAATACCGACTTTTCTGCATAATCCTAATATAGTATTAAGGTGTGTGTATCCTTTTTTAAGCGTATTGCGTATAAATAGATAGTCTTGATTTTCTGTTTTGTAGTCTTTAACTAGCTCCATAATTGTTCTATGTATTCTCTTGATTCTATTACTTTATGTTGCAACTCATATATAACCTCTTCGTCATAATCTATATCAAATGACTTTATTCTGTATTTGCTTTCTATTTCTGAATAGTCGTGGGACTCTTCTAAGGTCAACTCCTCTGGTGTGTTCATTAAAACATACACTAACTGGGCTTTATCTTTTTGCGTTAGGTGCATATATGTTTGAAGTTGGTAGTAATAATCCTTATTCGGTATGCCATTATAGAATAAAGGGAAGCTAAAACAATCCCAACTTGATTTTATATCTATAATCTTATCCTCTAAGATAACATCTGGCGTTCCACAGAAATACTCATCCTCAAAATACTCCTCATTCTTTTCAGCGAATAACCAACCTTTCTCAGCAGAGGCGTACATAATAGCATCGTCCTCAACCTGGTTACCTTTGGTTAAGTATTTAGATTGGATGTTTTTACGCACCCCATATATCTGCTCTTTTGTCCACTCCTCTAAATAGCTTTTAGTAGTCTTTGACAAAAACTCGCTTTTAGAACGAGCCTTTGTCATTAACTTACCAGCAGCAGAAGCTCTTATCTTAAATTTTTTCATTTAATTGGGTATAGCTCTGCGTTAACTCTACTTATCGAATAATGCTTTTTTAGCTCTGTAAGGGTTATTCCTTTGTCTACTGCTGCACTCCATATTTTATCGTCTTTATTTACCCATTGTTTCTGGCTCTTTGTAGCTTGACTAGCCGAGTTAGCATCGTCATCCTCAGCTTGTAAGCCTAATAATGATTGTAGAGTATATCTTCGGTAGTAGGTTATAGCACTTCCTAGCTTCTGTGGGTCGTCCATTTCTGGCAGAGGTATATAGCTGACTACTCTTTCCTCAGATTCTATGTCTACAATCTCCGTATATAAATCTCCATCCATAATAGGCTGAAGTAATAGCAGACCATTCTTTTGCAGTAATGGCTCAACGTGCTTTAATAGCGAGTTAATGTCGAAATACTTTGATTTAAAAAAGGGGTTTGTTGAGTCTTTAGAGATAGCTCCTATCTCTTTTTTGACTTCGTTTAGTTTTGTGTATAAATTCATATTACAAATATAATTAAAATGTTTAGATAATGTTTATTAAGGTTATTTTGTTTTCGTTTGTTTTGTACTGTTTTGTGTGAAACTTATATGTTTCTTCATATTGTTATAAAGCCCTCAAGACCAAGAGGGCTTTTCTTTTATAGCTGTTTTAATTCTTGATAATAATCTAATAATGAGTAGTGCATATTACGAGCATTAACAATAGACATTCTTAATAGCTCAGTTATACAGTTTTGATTATTTAAATTAACTTTTCTGTTGCCCTCTATAACACTATTTAAAGTATGTATTGAGATTTCGTGTTTACTGGCAACTTGTTTCCTTTGTTCTACACTTGTACAAGACTTTAAAATGTCTTTTAATTGTGGAGATATTGTTTTGGTGTATTTCATATAAATAAATTTTTAAAATCGTCGTTAATGTTATTGTCTGAATTGATTGACTCGTTAAAATTATTAATAGACTTTGTCAGATATTCATACTTTAATATCTCGTCTAGCTTTTTAATAAGACCAGTTATTTGATTTGCTTTGTTTTCGCACATTAGACTAATAGACTTATCGTCTTCGTCATCTCCAGCCCACTCGATAGCTTTGTTATCCATTAGGTTTCTTTCTTTTTTTAGAATGTTTTGGATTTCCCAAATTTCTTGTTTTGTTAATTTCATCTTGTTTTTATATATGTTAATTCTAATGCAGCAAACAAACCTATAACAAATAGAATAGCTGCTGCTTGTGGCTCTTCTACTGCCCAGCACCATACCGACATAGGCATAAATGCTGAAGTTACTTTTAAAATTGATTCTTTCATATTGTTTTATTATTTTGTTTGTTAATAGTACCAGCTGCAATACTTAGGTCTGCCGTCCCACTTATTGAAGTAGTAAAACGATTCTGGGCTTGATAATCTACCTTTTGCATATACTCTTAGTTTGTAAGATTTTTCTGAATTAAATACATCTTTTTGTGGTACTCTTTCGTCTGCCATTCCGTGTGAATACATTGAACCCTCTACTGTACTCTGCGATAGCTCTCTTACCTCTATTGTTTTGTTAGTTATTCTTACTACTTGGTAGAATTCTATGTTTGTTTGCTCGTACCCCCAACTATTATAAACGATGTCACCCAACTCATAAAAGTCAGAGGCTTTAACTGCTGCGTTTTCTTGCTTTATTTTTTGTTTTTCTTGCTCTCTTTTAGCAGTTCTTTCATTAACTTGGTTAATATACTTATCAGCATAGTTATTAGCATCCTCTATTTTTTGGAAACCATAATAAAAAATGTTTTTAGTTTTGGAGTATTTACCTTTTGGAGTATCCTTGTCAGCTTTTACCGAGTAGTTAAACCTTGAATTTTCATTTTGAAATACATTTATTTCAACCTTACCGATTCTTTCTGTTCTGATTGTTGTTGTTTTTGTCATTTTGTTTTGTGTTAATTGTATTGCAAATATATACAAAATATTAAATA